CGAGTTGTGTAGTGGTGGTCCACGCCCCCCACCGTGTAAACGGATTTGGCGTCTGTTGTAGATTTCTCCGGTTACGGAGCGGGCTTGGCCCAACCAGATTGCAGCTACACCTGCAATGAGTTCTTTCAGTATGCTGGTTCGAGTGTCGAGATCAGTATGTGATCCGCCCATCGTAGCGTCTTGGCTTTAGTCGTCCATGGATGTCCAGTCCACTTCCGCTCTAGGCTCAATCCCGTGGCCGCTACGGCTCGCGTCGTCTCTAATTCGTTCCATCAAGATGAGGGATGGTGTGCATGGGTTTCGATCCAGTCGAAGACACTAGAGCGACACTCGCCAGACCGTCAGGTAACAAACGGTGTATCCACCGGTTGCCGCCGTCGGGCTGGGCAAGGTCACAGTGCCAATCACGTTCGGGTCGTTCTTCGTGATCAAGGTACCAAACTGGTTGGACTTGGTCCCGGTTGTGGTTGTGTTATCAGTGTCCATGAAAGATGTCCCATAGAACAGCTCGTTCACATCACAGCCCACGCACGTTGGGACACCGGTCCACTTCGCATTCGTAAGTGGAGACGGGTCCGTAGCTACGCGGACGAGAATGATGTAGGAACCAGACTGCCCTTTCGGGATGGTGACCGTGTTCACAGCGGCGGTGATGGGCAAGGCCCCAACTGCGCCAGCCAATGTCGTGAAGATAGATGACGATGTCAACGTACCTCCGTACGCAGCGGAGAACCGATCGTTTTCAAACGTTGCATTGCTGAAAAGGATCGGTTTCCGCAACTCTACCTCATACGTGATCCAGATGTCACCCAACACAACCCCGGCAGCCTGCTGGCCGCTGGTAGCGATGTAGGTGGTGCCCAGATCGTAAATGAGCTTCGAGTCCCCGGCTGGTACCGTGCCGGTTCTGACGTATTGGATGTTAAACGGATTTTCCTTCGGATCACATTCGATCGGGTGACAAAAGGATTCACTCGGGATCGATTCGCAGGCCCAGTACTCATTCAACAATTCGACCTTTGACACCGGAGGAGAGTCGGTCGAACGGTACGTCGTTTGCATCATCACCGACCCCAACGCGTTGTTGGTTCCGGAAATGGCGTTGCCCGACGTTGGGACGTAGTGAAACACTGCGCCCTTGATTGAGTATTCTTGATAGTTCCTGGCGATATTAGACAACCACGGGAACGTGGCCTCAAGCCCGGGGTTGAGCGTAAACGCCTGAGTCACCGCAAACCCTGTGGAGCTCGTCACTTGCATGAGATACTCCTTGTGGCGTACGGTGATGGTTTGGTTTTGGGAGTGCATCATTGGTACGTGCGGCGAAGCCCGGGTTTGCTTAACAATGGAATTGCTGCCAACCGAGTAATCACCCGCTCCGATCCAACGCGACACTGCCGCACCGAGGTTGTTGCCTGCGGCCGCTCCAGCTCCACTTGAGCCTAGCATACCGCCAAGGACACCCCCCCCTGCTGAGCCAATCGCGCGAAGCGCTTGACCGATCAGGGAAATCTCAGATTTCTGCTCTTGCCGAGCGAGGCGCACCCGCGGGGGATTGCGCTTACTCTTAGTGCTGTTCTTTACCTTAATTGGCATATTCGACTTGCGATGGTGGACGTTAAGACTAGTGAGAAAAACTTATAGTCTTATTACGCCCGGTTCAATTACCAACGCATCGCGTTCGACTCCCTTTAAGTCGATCGGCCCCACTCGGCCCTCGCGATAAAATCTTTCCAATTCCACTTGCTCATCAGGTAGCAGTCCAAACGCGTAGTAATAACTCACTCGCGATAGTGGCGTCACTTCGGCCGTTCCTAGTCCATCGATCCGTTGGGCCCACGTGGAGCCCCTGATGACCGCCTCTTTGAACCCTTCGGTGCAAACCCGCCCGGAGCGGTGGAGGAGGTCGTAGAACGATTGCTGTACTGGGCAGCCTTGCCCGAGCTTTAGTCCACACTCACCAACGGCGTACAACCATTTCTGGTACACACCGTCATTCTGTATGGGTACTAAGCACATAGGGTCTTTCCGAAGCACCGCAGTGTGATTGCGCATCATGCGCCACCCAGTGCTCAGTTGCACCGGGTGGGTTTGGCAGAACTCAACTTGTTCAAATTCGAAGACCGGCTCCTCACAGACCATGGCAAACCCTTGCCCACGGAACCATGTGTCCAATCCACGCATAAACTTCGTCAAATCCCCCCGCTCCAAAAACACCACACAGTCATCGCCGTTGTTGGCTAGTTCAATGGTAGTACCACGAATACGCGCGTAAACATGGATCATAGCGCACATCAGAAGGCAGTTGCCCAACGACGTGTTCAGATCCCCAGAGCACCGTGTACCTCTCATCTTGAAGTCCACTTGCCCATCTGGTAAATACGCGTGTCCGCTGTTTCGTAGTTGCTGACCAAGCAGACATCTCAATTCCTTTGAACCGGGAAAAAGGTGCTTGTAGAATGAGTGCTCATATTGCAGAGCCTCCATCGATACATGCATGTCGAACTTGGTAGCATCCAGCCCCACTGCTGCGGGCTGACGGAAACGATCCCATTTGGATTTCAGCAGTTGTGCCGACTTGTCGGCGTTGAAACCCTTGATGACAGTTGCCCCGGTGTGCCCCCCAAAAGCCTCGTTGATGGCCGTGAAAAACGGCTTCTCAGCGTGTTTGAGGTAGCGACCCAGGCAAAGATTGTAACGTGGCGTCCGCGGGTTGATCACGCGTGGCGCCTTGCTAACATCCTGCTTCTCGAATTTTACGAATGACGTCAGCCGTGAGTCCCTATCGCAGAGCGACTTTCTCTGCAGGGACAACAGTGCTTGCTCATAGATGACACGCTTCCTGCCGGTATAGCGGTCAACGACTTGTTGACGGCTGAGACGGGGCAGGTTGGGCATGTTGTTCATCACAGTGTGCAAGAACTGCCGGAAGGCTGTCGTGCGAAACGCATTCGAGGGCACGCTCAAAGCAGGTCGGAAACCCCCGCCTTCGGCACAAAAGAAGTACCGTTCGACAAAGGCTCGCTCGAGCGTGTTTGTGTTATTATTGTAAACTCCCAGGTTGTGATCTGGGCCAAGACCGGTTGCAACAACAAACTTGCGGTCTTTGGATGGCATCCCGTTCCTGCGCACACACAACTGGCCCCCATGACACTCGAGCGGCAACCGCTCCAAAAGAGCGGGGTCCGCACGGGTGTTGGAGCCGTGCACAGTACGCGGGCACCCTCAGCAGACTGCGGGACTGCACTTCGGCGCTGAGCCGAGCACAGCCCGCATCCACTTGGGGATACGCGCACGGGTGGTGGGGAGTTCGTCCAATACTCCTTCACCGAAATAGGCATTATACACCCACTGACTGTGGTGCACGATGTCACACTGCCTCACATTGCCCTCTCTGCACATGCGAAGGTACTCTCTTTCAACCAACAACCGGTTTGCCTCGTTCAACGGCATGTTGCCATTCTTCGCACGCAGGCAAATCACCATCGCAGCCACGAACTTCGGAATGACCGATAGCTTATGGTGCACTGGTTTGTCGCGGTAGTCCTCCACGAGTCTCTCCTCCTTGCAGCGGGTGGTCCAAGCATCAGCCGCTTCCTCGATCTTCAGCACCAATGACTCCATGGCTGCTTCAACCGTATCAGCGGCATCCCGCGCGGCATCACTGACACTCGCGTTACACACCAATTCCATCACATCAGAGTAATGTTCATCATGCTTCACGCGGTAGTCCTTGAGGTCGTAACCAGTGTCACGGAATACACTGTAAGTCACGGCATCAATCGGATCCCGGCTACTCGGAGCCACATGCTCCATCATTGACCGACGTACCTGCTCACGCACATAGGCCTCCTCCATGCTCTGCTCCCACTCATCACCGAAGCAAAACAATCTGGCGGCCCATTCAGTAACGGCCAACTTCACCTTACCCCACGTGGTAGGCGGTTGCGTCCATGGACGCTCAGCGGACAAACTGAGCGTGTCATAGCCTATCGTTTGGCGATCAAAATCAAAGGACTTCAATTGCTTCGTGGTTTCTCTGTTGCTGCATCGGGTCTGCCTGAACATTTGTTCGGCCCAATGATCTGACCTCTTGTTCGCCGGAAGATCTTCAAGCCGTTTGGATCTCCCCGCTGGTCATATCCTTGCACGTATC